CCAGCGGCGAGCGCTTTCCACGCTTTAACTTCGTTCGACGGCCCGTACTGCTCAGAGTCGCGGATATCAATCTTGATCTGCATGGTTGTGCCGAGCAGTTGATCGGTATCGGTCACGGCAGACAAACCCACAGAGCGCATGATGTCGCCCAGTTGCTGGCGCCCAATCTTCTCGGCAGCGGGGTTGGCATTCTTGACGTTCAGATTGCCAAACACCACGCGACCCTGGCTCGTCGGGCCTTGAATGTCGTAGCGAATCTTGATGTACTCGCCGGTACCGCTTTTGGTTTGCTTGACCTCGGCGTCAGTGATTTGGGCAACATACCAACCCGCCGGAACGACATCATAGGTACGGTTGGAAGTGGGCAGGGATGCAAGGGTAAAGGCTTCGTTAAGCAGCATGGATATCTCTCAAAGAAATGGTGAAGCTAGGCCGACCGGCTTCGCTGGTGATTGCGTCAAGCAGTGGTCTTGTGATTTCTTGATCTGACTCCTTCCAGATTTTCATGTTTATTTCCGGTTTCCAACGGAAAAGCGTTGACAGGTGTTCGCTCAACCCAGCCTCACTAGCAATCTCGACCAGCTTGTCAGCGTTGACTTTGCGGTTAATGCGCCCCTCAATCTTGATGCTGTAGGGGCTGTTGACCGGCACCACGTTTTCGGTGCCCTCAAAGTGCTTGGGAAAGTTAACTGCTTTGCAGATAATGTCCTCAAGTTTGCGGCGGTTTTCTGCTGCAATCTTTTCGGTTTCCTTGTACATGAGCCAGCGCTTGGCTAGCTCATCAAGGTCGTCGCGGATGAGGGCGCTCATTCATAATCTCCCAAATCAACCAAATCACGATATCTCCCATTTTTCATTTCAAGTTCAGTCAAAATATCTCTACGTTCCCCAAGCATAAAAAGCGCAATTTGATATGCCTCTAATGTGGGCCATGATTTGTGTTCTCTATCTTCTTGCGACGTTGTTGCAAGCAACGAATGCAGGGCGACACCAGCAAACCTATCCAATAATTTGATTTCTTCTGGTTTTAGTGTCATCTCAACCCCTATCTTTTTTAATGTTGTATAAGTTCATCCACTCTTGCTCAAAGACAATTTTGGCTCCTAGCATTTGATCAACATACTGATATGCCAAATCAGCAATCCAATCCTCATCGCGTTGCTCTGGGTTTTTGCTCTTTTCATTTCTGATGATCAACCCAAGCATCGCTGCCGCCGCAAACAAGTCGGTTACTTTCATCTCAACCCCCAATCTTCTTGATGATCACGCCAAGATCGGCATCCTCCCAAACCTGCAACTTGCCGGAACGATCCTTGGCAAGCCAAAGGCCATCGGAGTCGCACATCAAAGCGCGGCGTGAGTTGCCTTCGGAGTCCTTCTCAACTCTTAAAGCCAGCACTTCATCAAAGAAGTAGGGCAACGACTGGCCCGTCTTATTGCCAGGCATTGACGGGGCGTACAGCACCCTGCCCATCTCGTCCTGCGTTTTCTCCAGCTTGGCGCTCATGTAAACGTGCTTGCCGGGTAGATCGCGAAAGCCACGAATAATGTCGGCCATCTGCTCCTGCATCGCGCCGTAAGCCTGGCGCGGGTCTTTTGTGGTTTTCTTTTCCGTGTTCAAAACCACCTCAGCAATCTCGCTGATACTGTCCAGCGCTACCGATTCAAAAGCCTGCGCCTCGGCAGACTTGGTGAGCCACTGATATGCCTCACGCAAATCGTCCATGCTGGCGATCTCAATAAACGGCAGGTTAGTGTCCACAATACTAAGCAAACCACCCTCCGCCGATAAAATCACTGGGTTGGGAAGGGTAGGGATAAGGCTGGTCTTGCCCGCCCCTGCCTGCCCATATACCAACAACTTCACGGTCAAGGCGCCCGCCTCGCCGGTATGTCTTAATTTAATTGCCATCTCCGCTCTCCTAAAGAAAAAAGTACAGCACGGCAGCGTAGGCCGCGCCAAAAATAACCACGATGAGATGCTCAACCCACGCGGCGTCATTCATCTCTTTGCGAAACCGATCCATGCCTTCAGTTGTGTGCTTCATGCGAACATCTCCCGAGCAAAGTTGTCCTCTGCAAAATAATCCTCAATATCGCGGTGAGCCTGGCCCACCGTGTCGGTGTACCAGCAGCATCGCTCATGCACCAGCACCGAATGATCTTCAAAGAAGTAATACTCTTTGCGACCGCAGCAATACTGCGAAGTGGCGCGGTTCTCGGCGAGTGACTCAACCCAGTCGGGGTGGTATTCGCCGACGCGCTCAAGGCGTTTAGCTAGGTTTGGTTTCATTCTTCACCATTCCAAGTCTTTAAGTCATAAGTTTTTACGTCATTCGTAAAAACCGGAACCTTCCCATCTGACCGTACAAGAATCGTTAGCGTTTCTTGTTGTTGTATAAATTGATTTTCCATGTGCTTTGTAAATATTTTGATTTCTAAGATGCTGGTTGCCTTTTTGCCGGGCAATTTTTTTAGCTCTCGCACGCGCGTTAATCGCACCGTCGTTGCGTCGCTGACATCTAACCTAACCATGTGTTGTTGCTCCTGATTACCGCACCGTCCGGCCATCGGTTCGTGCGATTTGCGTATCTTGCACCTTTCATGGCAAGATGTCAACAGGTTATTTCACTCAGGAGCGAAAAAAGTGACAACACAAGAGGCGATACAACATTTTGGGGGCCTAAAGAAGCTCGCCGATGCCCTTGGAATCTGGCCGCAGGTGATTTACAAGTGGGGAGAGAGGCCGCCGATGGCGCGGCAGTACGAGATCCAGGTCAAGACAAACGGGGTGCTCCGTGCAGACCACGAGCAAGATTGACGCAGCGCTGGCCTACGCCAGTTGGGGCTGGCACGTTCTGCCCGTGGTGCCCAATGGCAAGACCCCAGCCACGGCGCATGGGGTGCATGACGCTACAACAGATGCCGAGCAGATTCGCGCTTGGTGGGGCCAAAACCCCAACTTCAACATTGGCATTGCGGCAGGTGAAAAGTCAGGCATTGTGGTGTTTGACATTGATCCACGCAACGGTGGCGACACCAGTTGGCAGGGCTGGATTGCCGAGCATGGCTTACCGCCCGACTGCGCGATGGCCCTCACCGCAGGCGGCGGGCAGCACTATATTGCCGCATACCAGTCTGGCATTCGGTCATGCAAGCTGCGCGAGGGGATTGATCTGCTGTCGGATGGCCGCTACTTTGTCGCGCACCCCAGTAGCGTAGAGGGCAAGGCATACGAATGGGAGGCCAGCAGCGACCCATTCGATGGCATCGCACCCGGCAGTATCCCATTCAATTGGTTGCCGCACCTTAGCCAGCGCAAGACCAAAAGCGCCACCAATGGCGATCTGATCAAAGGCAATCGCAACGCTGGACTGACTAGCCTTGCTGGATCGATGCGTAATTTCGGGATGTCTGAGGCCGAAATTCTGGCCGCAATCAGTATTGCAAATGAAACACGTTGCGAAATCCCACTGCCTAGTAGCGAGATTGCCCAGATCGCCCGGTCCGTCGCAAGGTACGAGCCAGACCATGATGTGGCGGCAAGCACCGCACTTGGCGACGAGGCCGCAGAAGCGATTCTAAGCAATTATCAGAGTCAGGCCACATCTGACTATTACCTCACCCGCGCAACGAGCTTCCTGGGCCAACCAGCCCCGCTCCCGTGGGTTATAAAGGGATGGTTGCCAGCGTATGGGACTTGCATGATCTATGGCGAGTCTGGCGTGGGCAAAACCTTTGTGGCGCTTGACATGGCCTGCTCAATTGCGAGCGCCATGATGTGGCAGGGGATCAAGACCAAGCCCGGCATTGTGGTTTATCTGGCAGGCGAGGGTAATTACGGGATGCGCCAGCGAATCGCGGCTTGGTGCAAGAAGAATGGCATAACCCATTTGGACAATTTGTTGATCAGCAACAAGGCGATTGATCTTGATAGCCCCGGCGCAGCAGCTAGGATTATCGCCGCGGTGCGTGAGATGACCGGCGAAACGGTGGTGCTGGTGATCATTGATACCCTAAATAACCATATGTCAGGCGACGAGAACAGCGCTAAAGACACTCGCGCCATGATCAATGCCTGCAATATCGTCTCAACGGCCCTAGGCGCGACGAGTATGCTTGTGCATCACCTGGGCCACAGTAGCGAGTCAAAACAGCGTGCAAGAGGTTCTAGCGCGTGGCGCGGGGCATTAGATGCCAGCATCCTAGTGTCAGGCGAGAAGAATGAGATTAAGGTTAGCTGCACGAAGATGAAAGACTCGCCCGAACCAGCAGAGCGTTATGGTTGGTTGGAACCAGTTAGCCTTGGTTGGGTGGACGAGGATGGTTTGCCGATTGATGGGGCCGTGTTCTCATTTTTCGTGGACGGCGATCTAAGGATGCCGCAACCCAAAGGGAGCAAACTGGACGATCACAAGAAATTCTTGAAGCGTGCGTGGTTTGGTTGCGGCAAAGCCGAGGTGCGTGACGATCAGCCTTATATTGCCCGAGATGATCTGCGGGCGTTTATGATCGAAAACAGCACCAGCGAGAAAAACGCAGACCAGTTGCTCAAACCATCGGGTAGGGAGGGGTCAATTGTGCGTGATCTACTGGACGCTAAAATTGTGGCAAAGCTAGATAGGGGGTTTGCCGTTATAGAGGGATCGTTCGCAGATGATCTTATGAGGGCAAAATTAGCGTAGCAAAACGTAGCATAGCGTAGCA